TAATTACCAGACGTTGGCCAACGACATCGTCAGCGGCACTCAAGCGACGTTCAACAGCTCGATTGGAAACTCGTTCTTCAATTACGGAGCATCGACGCCTGCGCTAAACAATCAGGTTTATCCGTGGTTGGACGAGAACGGTGAGTGGTGGGTGCGCGTCAGTGGATACTGGGCGAGAAAGAATCCTATTCCGGCCAACGGTCCTGAACGGCGCATCTTCGTTGGCACTGCTGCTGATGTCCTAAGCTACGACGGTGGCGATGGAACCGCGACATCAACAAATGTGACTTCCGGCCCAATGTGGGAGGTTGACACAGCTTTCGATGCTCGATTCCCGGTTGGCGTTGGAGCGTTTGCAGCAAGCGGTACGGTGAATGTCAATGGAACGACGACAACCACATCTGTTTCTGGTGAAGACAAGCATACCCTGACTGTTCCTGAAACCCCGTTCAACGAACATACTCACGGCGTCGCTCAACTCATTGCCCCCGCAAACGACGATTACTACCTCGTCAACAAGTCATGGACTGGACTTGGTTCGTACCCGACACAGATCCTTCAAGGTGCTGCGGGAAGCGGTGGCGGCGGTTCTGGGCCGAGTATCACGACCGGAGATGTCGGAACAACGAACGCTGACAAGACTGGCAACGACAGTCAGAACGCCATCGGCCATAACAATCTTCCGCCATTTTACGGTGTTTACTTTATCAAGCGAACGGGCCGAGTCTACTACACCAAATGAAGCTTATCGTTCAGGACATCCGCTCGACAATCGCTCGGGTTATCGGCACATGTGTCGATGATCAGCGCGTTTACGACTACATCAACCAAGCGTGTCGAAGGCTTCTACACAAGGGCTTGTGGGCGGGTTCTTACGGACGTTTCACCGTTTGCACCGTAGACGGATGCATCACTTGGCCTCGTTCAATCGAAACCATCGAAGCCGTCGCAGACTGCTGCGGAACAGGATCTGTTCGCAACCAATGGTATGAATTCCAAGAAACCGGATTCGGACTCCTCAGCGGCTGCAACCCGTGCGCGGGAAAACAGCTCGTTGATCGTGGTACTGTTGTTTCATATCGCGATATGTCTGGCGGCATCAATAGCTACATTCGAGTTTATCCTGGCGATGCTTCAGATGTCGGCAAAACGATAACGCTCCAAGGCTACGACTCGAACGGACAATGGATTCGCACCCAATCAGGCGGCGCATGGATTGACGGCGAAAAGCTGACGCTCGCTTTGCCGTACGTTCAGTCTTCCAAGAAATTTACCGCACTGACCGGCGTAATCAGGGAGGCAACAAATACCGCATCGCGGTTATACGAGTTCAATCAAACAATTTTTGCTGAGATTGATCTGGCAGTTTACGACCCTGATGAAACTTTGCCGCAATATCGTCGTAGCTTCTGGACTGGTCGGAACAGCGATTCCTGCACTCAGACCGTTACGGTGATTGGCAAGATGCGCCATATCAACGCGACGACCGTCAACGACTACCTCATTCCTCCGTGTCCTGATGCCATCAAGCTGATGGTCATGGCGATTCGTAAGGAGGAGAACGATTTGATTCAGGAAGCAGTGGCCTACGAAGCTAAAGCGGTTCAAGCTGTTCAGGAGCAGACGATGCAGTATCTGGGTGACGCTGTCGCAACGATACGCATGGTCGGCGTCGGTTTGAACGGTGGTGGATTCTCGCAATGGTTCTGAACCAAAAGGATAATTTATGGCAATAGGTGTTCCAGCGGCAATTTTGGGTGGAGCGGCAATCTCTGGCCTTGGAAGTTTGTTTGGTGGACTGTTCGGCGGAAAGAAGCCGAAGGTTCCTGAGCTGAAGCCGATTGATTTCGCTAAGGAGCAGCAGCAGGCGATTCAGCAGAATATCGCCGCGCTTCAACCTGCCACCGAGCTGGCGCAAAAAACGACCGCCGCTGAACAGTCGCAGCTTGAGGCGCAGCTTCGTCGTGCCATTCCAGGCTATGACCAGCTTGTTCAACAGGCTGGAGCGAACATCGGGGCAGCATTGCGTGGTGAAATCTCGCCTGAGGTTTCCGCTCAGGTTCAGCGTTCGACCGCTGGACGCGCTTTGTCTGGTGGATTCGGTGCAGGATCTGGATTTGGCCGTGCGCTGACCGCTCGCGATTTAGGGCTGACTGGCATGCAGATTCAGAATCAGGGTCTTGCTCAGGCGCAGAACTTCATCCAGCAGCAGCGAGCGTTCGGCATGGTTCAGCCGTTCTCGGTGAGCAGCATGTTCATCACGCCAGCGCAGCGTATTGGCGCGATTCAGCAGCAGAAACAACTTCAATACGGTCGTGATTTGACTGCCGCTCAAGTTGCTGCCGCTCCTTCTCCGATGCAGCAGGCGGCGCAGACTGCGTTCACGAACTTTGGTGGTGTTGCCGGTGGCGCGCTGTCGCAGTACGGAATGTATCAGGGGTTGATGGCGCAAAATCCTGCAAATCTGTATTCTGCTCCTCCTTCTGGCTCACCATACGCTGGGGCTGGAGTTTCGACCGGATCTGATCCTCGACTTGTTGGTGTGATTCCTGAAGTGGGATAAAAAAATCTTATGGCCGACCAATCTCTTCAAGCATTTCAGCTAGGTGCAAATCTGTTTGACCGCGCACAGACGCAGGCGCGGATGATGGAGCAGTTGCAGATTCAGACGGCTGAGTCTTTGCTTCAGCGCCAGGGCATGGAGCTTCAGAACAAGATTCGGGATGCTGAACTTGCCAACGGAATTTCTGAGCGCGCAAAGTTTTCCGCCGATCTTCCGAAGATTCAGCAGTGGCAATCAGCATATGTTCAATGGAACGCCAAAGGCGATCCGACTCAGCCATTTCCTGCTCCTCCTTCCGATCTTCAGAGTGCGACTGGTCTTAAGATGCTTGGCGACATGAGTGGGCCAGTTCTTCAGTCATTGCCGATGGCTCAGAATCGGTTTCTCGTTGAAAAGGCAAATGCCTCACAAATGGCAGTTCTAAATAAGGAAATTGATTTCCTTAATGAAAACGGGAAAAGCGATATTCCCCTTCAGTACAATGGTGGACTTGATCCAAAAACTCAGCAAATAAACCCTGAGTTTAGAAAAGCAATCTTTGATGCTGCCGCTCCTCTTAGGCAAGAGCAGGCTAGATTGAAAAAGCTGACGGCCATAGGCATGGCTGGCCAAAGAAATACGAAAGAAGGTCTTAAGACACTTCTTGATTCTGGAGATATTACCCAGCAGGAGTATGAGCAGCTTTTGCCGACTGCTAGGACTGAAGGTGGCGTTGTCGCCCAACGTGCAAATCAAGTTTTGGAAGGTCTTAAAAAACAGAAGATAGTTCAGACCGACGAAGACGAAATCAACGCAAAGGTGTTCCTTGGAGGACCAAACCAAGGAAAAGTTCCTGCTGACGTTTCAAAGGCTTTGACGGCTTCAAACAAAGCTGTAGTAGAGTTGGATGATGTTTTCAATAGGCTCAATGCTTTTGAAAGCAAATACGGAAAAGGGTCTTTCTCTGAATATGTTGGACCTATTGATGCGCCAGCGTTTGATCTTAAAGGAAGATTTAAGGGTCTTACAACTAAAGAACAGGAAGATGCAAGAGACATACACGAAAAGATTCAGCTTGTTGTTACTGACTATCAAAACAATAAGTATGGAGCAACACTTACCCCATCTGAAGAAAGAAACCTTCAAAAGGTTGTAAGCACTCCTGCGCGTAACGATTACATTCAGGTTATCTCGTCTTTCAAAAACAATCTTCGTTCTGGTGCCGAAAACAGTATTTGGGAGTACAGGTTTTCACCTGACATTCCATACGACGTTAAGAAACGGTATCTTGAGGGTGCTAGGCAAAAGTTTGGATTCGGCCAGCAGCAGCAAGCGGCTCCGGCTCCTTCGACTGGAAATGCTCCTTCGATTCCTGCTGGATTTTCATCGTCTCAAACAAATCAAATTGCTCTTCCTGCTGGATGGGGGGTTAAATAATATATGCCAACATTTACTTCCCCTTCAGGAAAAGAGTATCAATGGAATAATCCTAATCCTCCAACAAAAGCGGACATTGATGCACTTGTTGCGTATGATTCGCAGCTTAGTGGACAACCTCAGTCGCAAGGCCCAGCCACCATCGCCGAGATGCGTCGGCGTGAGGAACAGGGCATGGTTGCTGCGCTTCCTGAAGCTCAATCTGCTGTTGTCGGATCGGCTGCTCAGTTAAATCAAGCTGTTCAAAAGTCGGCCACAGTTGGAGAGATGCGTCGGCGCGAGGAGCAGGGTCTTGTTTCCGCGCTTAATCCAGAGCAAATCAGGCAAGCGACGATGAGTGACGCTGCTCGGATGGGCGAGGCGATGCAGCAAGAAGAGGCTCGTCTTGCTGCTGCTGGCGCACCGTCGATGTTTGATGAAACTGCTCCGACCAAAGAAGAGGTTTCACAGGGTGTCAGATATGGAACTGGACCGATTCTTCAGGCAATGGGCGTACCGCTTCCCGTTGGTCAGGCAATCGGTGAAACTGGCTATCAGTTGATGTCCGGTGAAACGAGTCCTCGAAAAATTGCCGCAGCGGCAACTAAAGAGGCTGTGACTTCATTAGGTGGTGGAGCTGCCAAATTTCTGCCAGGACCGATTAGGAGAAACCTTTTTGAAACTGGCCAAACACTTCTCAGTGCTGCTGCAAAAGTTCCGGTTCAGGGGGCGATGCGAGGTTTGGCTGGTGAAGCTGCAAGGACCGCAGTTTCAGGTGAAGAATGGAAGTTTGATAACTTTCTTGAGTCAGCAAGAGATTACGCCGTTGGAGAAACCTTTGGAAGTCTTGCCGGAAACTTAATTGGTGCTGGATATCGCAAGTACAAAGGAGGTGGGGATTTCCTAGGAGAACTCAATCGTCCTTTTTACGATCAATTTCAGAGGAACATCGCTGATAAAGAGGGGGAGCTTGCTGGTAAGCTGGCTAGAGCATATCGGGCAGATCCAGATCAGGTTAAAAACGTTCTTGCTCAGTCTTTCAAACAGAACTCAACCAAGTCTGGACAAGAGTTTGCTGACGCGGCTGTTGCTGATGTCGAAAAGGTATTCGGAAAACTCGACGAAGACACGACAAACGCTTTCAGCAAGCTGGCCAACGATTACGACAAGATGGAGTCGTTGACGCTTGGTGAAGCTGTTGGAGTTGTTAAAAACACTGCACAGAGTGTTTACGACAGGAAGAATGAGGCTTTTGGAAAAGAGTTTGACACTTTTCGGGAAGACCCTCGCGTTCAATCGAAAGATTACGATAAGTCGGTTGCTAAAGGTGGTGAAATTTACAGTCCAGTTAGTGGTAAAAGCCTGAACGACCTTTGGAAAGAACAGCAGGATGCCGCAAAAGCAATCAAGTGGGGCGAACCTGTTAAAGCTGGTACTGGCGATCAATGGGCCGCTTACAACCAAGCAAAGGCAAAGTTTGAAGATGCTCTTGGTCAATTTGAAAAAAGGTTTCCCAAAGATCCTCTCATTCAAAATTTCAAGGACTTGAAGGAGCGGTACTCCGGATTTATGGAGGATTACAACACCACTTTTTCAAAGGGAATCCTTAAAGATATTGGAGAGCAAGGCGGGTCTTGGTCTTCAATTATCAAGACTCTTGGAGGTTCAGATGGTCCTGCAAAACTTCAGCAGTTGAAGAAAATTCTCGCTGAAGACTACGACGGCATTAAGTCGAAGATCGGAAACACGATCTACAACGACTTAAACAAAGGAGGTCAGATCAAGTTTCTGGACAACCTTGAAAACGCGCTATCAAAAGGTTGGAACGGCATTCAAAAAGAGGTTCTTGATGAGTTCTTTCCAAACGTAACTAGAGATGGAATCAAGCAAGCGAGAGCAGCTTGGGATGTGTCATCAAAAAGTTTTGCTGAAGACTTTAGGAAGGCATCACTAGGAAAAGGCGAGGGTGTAATCGCGTCTCCAGATGTTGTTCTTGAGTTCCTAAACAACTCCAAAGAGAACGCCACGAAGGTTAAAAATGCTCTGAGTGCCGAGACTTTGGCTGACACTCAGAATGCATTGCTGTCACAGATTGTCAGCGAAGCCGGCAAGAAAGGTCCAATTACAGCCAAGTCGTTCAATCAATCTGCTGAGTCGTGGCAGAACGCTTTGGATGGCGTTTTTGGTCCTTCTGGAAAAACCAAGATCGACGAAATTGCAAAGGCACTTGAGATTGCCGAGAAAAATAAGACGTCGCTTATTTCAAAGTTGCTTCCTGGTGCTGCTGGAACAGCCGCATTTGTAAAAGGCACATCCGCTGCTGGTCCGTTTTTTGGAATTGCTGGCGGAGAAAGAGCATATAATTGGACCGAAAAACTTCAGTCTAAAATTGCGGGATATCTTCTGGATAATCCAAATTATCGGGCCGCTGTCATCAAGCCGTTTGATCAGCTCACCAACGCTGAAACCAAAATGCTAGACAACGACATTCCGATGATCATTCGGAATCTCACCGTCAGAACCGTCATGTCTGGCGAATGAAAACCTCCCTCTCCAAGAAAGGTGTCACCTATCGCGGTGAGCGATTCTCTGGCTACAACAAGCCGAAATCCACGCCGGGGAAGTCCAAGAAGTCCGCTGTGCTGGCAAAGGAAGACGGCAAAGTGGCTTTGGTCAGGTACGGCGATCCAAATATGACCATCAAGAAGCACATACCAGCGAACCGGAAGAGCTTCCGTGCGCGGATGAATTGCGATACGCCTGGAAGCAAGCTGTCGGCGCGATTCTGGTCATGCGCCGCTTGGATTATGGCTTTGGTTTTCTCTGTTTTAGTCGGTAACAACTCATTCTAACTGATATGGACAAGATGAAACTTGGCGGTGGAGGTCG